TTCGCCACCGCATGCAATGTGCCATGGATCGCCATGACCGGATCGGCGCGGCAGGCGCAACCAGCGTCGTTCCAAGCAGCGCGGGAGGATCTGGCGCAGGCGACCCATGCGCTGGCCGGCGCCGAGTGCGAGGTGCAGCGGGCGCGGGTGGCGCTCGATCAGGCTGGCGCGTCGCGGCTCGTCGACAACGGGCGGCGTGGGCAGGGCGTGGCAGCGCGGCGACGCTGGGCGTTTTCCGCTGAGCGGATCACGGCGATCAAAGGGCTGTCCGACTGGTTCGCGCCGATGTTCCCGCGCATCAAGCCGCTCGCGATCGACTGCATGCTGGGCATGTTGTATGCGAACCACAAGAAAATCGACATCAGCACGCGCGACCTGGCGAAGAAATTCGGAGGCAGCCACATGAACTATTACCGGGCGTCGTGCAAGATGCGGAACCATCTGCGCAAGCTCGAGGAGAGCGCCCTCGCGCGGCTAGAGCCGGCGTTCACCCTTCACGGGGTGTCTTGCGGAGAGTAAATTAATTCGTTGACGCAAGTGTTACAGACGCTGTATATTTTGGTCATTCTCGCAGTAACTGTGTAAAGAGCCCGCAAACGCGGGCTTTTTTGCGTTCTGGGAATCCATTTAACAATACAAGGATGAATATATGAGCACCAACATGCGCGCCAAGATGACCATCAATCGCATTGAGCAGCACGGCGTATCCGAGACGCTGCACTTCAACGCGGTATGCAAGAGCGGCGGCTATCCTGCAGACGGCAGCGACGAGGACAACACGTTCGCCAAATTCAGCCCGTCGGCATCACTTGCAATCCAGATCAGCAACCCTGCGCTGACCGGTCAGTTCAAGGTCGGCGAGAAATATTACGTCGATTTCACGCCAGCCTAATCATCACGTACTGCCGCTGAACACGGCGACGTTGGGCGATAACGGCGAAAGCGCTTGCGAATCTCAACAGCGAAAGAGGTGATCCGTCTCGATCCGCTGCAAAGCGGGGGATACATGCACCACGTTTCGTTTGCCCAGGCGACTGGGTTTTTTTATTCAGCAGCACCAACAGCCCAATCTTATCCTGCTGCCCTGTCCGCCTCAAGTGTTCGCTGGACGGGCCGCGCTGGATAGTTGTGGACATCAAGGTTTGCGCGACAACGCCAGCGTGCCCCCAGTGGCGAGTTACGGGCACAGCAGCCGACGAACAAATGCCGACTCCAATGGGTAGTGCAAGCATCATGGCGCGGGCGGCTGCACCACATACACAAATGGATTGAGCTATGAACATTCAGGACCTTATCGGCGGTGCTTCGGCTGCAGTCATTAGCCCGCATGACGTGGTGGCGATCTCGATTGACCGCTACCTTACCGGCGCGCAGATTGAAGTCATTGGCGGCCACTTCCAGAAGAAGCTGCCAAACACCAAGGTCATCATCCTGCCGAAGGGCATGACGATCCAGGTATGGAATGAGACGAGCACGCTCGAGGCGATGGCAGCATCGGTCGCGCCCTAGTGCATACGTCTGCACAGCATGCCACGCGCCGCGCCTAGACCCTGCACCAAGCAGGGATGCAGGGCGCTGGTGTCCGATGGCAGCGGCCGCTGTGCCGCACACCCGCGTGAGGCATGGGTCAAGTGCACGCCCACCAAGCGCATCACTGGCCGCCGACTGCAAGCGATGCGTGCCAGCCTGTTCTCGCGCCATCCGCTGTGCGTCAAGTGCCTCGAAGAGGATCGCGCCATTGCGGCGACTGAGCGTGACCACGTGATCCCGTTGGCCGAAGGCGGCGCCGACGACGAGTCGAACGAGCAGGCCCTTTGCGCCGCCTGCCACGAAACGAAAAGCATCGCCGAATCGCAGCGCGGCCGCCGGCGACGGGGTTGACCCATCGGACGGACGGGGAGGGCGGGTCGAAAGTCGGGGCGCGACGCACCGGAAACCGACTGTTGAGTCAAATTTTTGTGCGCGCGATATTTAGGAGGGGGGGGGTAAGCATGGGACGAAAAGCGATACCGACCGCGCTCAAGGAAATCGCGGGCAACCCGGGCCGGCGCCCAGTCAACAAGAACGAGTTCCGGCCGGTCTCCGAAATGCCGGACTGCCCGCGCCACTTGAAGGGCGAGGCGAAAAAGGAATGGACGCGGATCGGCGGCGAGCTGGCCGCGTATCAAATGATTTCTGCGGTCGACCGCGGCGCGCTGGCGATGCTGTGTACCCAGTGGGGCCGGTATGTCGAGGCCGAGGACATGATCGCCGCCGAGGCAAAAAAGAATCCGGCTGGCGCCGGATTGTGTACGTCTTCACCGAATGGCCACATGGTCCACTCGTTCGCCCTGGTGGCAAGCAACAAGGCGATTGAGATGTACCACAAACTGTGCTCCGACTTCGGCCTCACGCCGGCGTCGCGCGTCAACATGGCACCAGCCACAACCCAGATGTCTCTGTTCCAACCGACGGTCGTGGGTGATACGCAGCCAAAGAAAACGCTGGGGAGCTTTAACAAGGGAACGTGATGGCGACATTTCCGGAACGCGCGCAGCGGTATGCCACCGCGGTGGTCGCAGGGGATGTCGTCGCAGGCAAGTGGGAGAAGGCTGCGTGCCAGCGCTTCCTGGATGACCTGGTCAATCAGCATTCGGATTGGCCGTACCGCTTCGACGACGAGGCGGCGTCGCGCATCTGCGAATTCGCGGAGCTCATGCCGCACGTCGAGGGGGAGTGGGGCAAGCCCGTCTGGATCAACGGCTTCAAGCAGTACCAGAAGATTATTCTGGAAGACTGGCAGATCTTCATCCTGGCAAACCTGTTCGGCTGGCTCGAAAAAAAATCGGGCCTGCGGCGTTTCCGCCGGGCCTACGAGGAGGTGGCGCGCAAGAATGCGAAGAGTACGATTGCGGCGATTATCGCGCTGTACATGCTGGCCTGCGATGGCGAGGCTGGCGCCCAGGTGTATAGCTTCGCGACGAAAAAAGACCAGGCGAAGATCGTCTGGAAAACCGCGCGGGCCATGCTGCAGCGCGAGCCCGACTTCGGCGAGCTCGGACTGACGGAGAACACCAGCGCGATCTACAACATCGAGACGAACAGCGAATTCAAACCGCTGGCGCGCGACTCCGGATCGCTTGACGGCTTGAACACGCATTGCTTCATTGGCGACGAGCTGCACGCGCAGAAGGACCGGGGGCTGTACGACGTGGTCGATAGTTCGACCGGCGCGCGCTCGCAGGCGCTGGGCTTCGGCATCACCACCGCCGGCAGCGATCGCGGCGGCATCTGTTACGAGCAGCGAACCTACGCGTGCAAGGTGCTGAACAGCACGCTACGCAAGCACGACGGCCTGGGTTACAAGATCGCCGGCGATAGCGCGGTCGATGAGACGTTCTTCTGCATCATTTTCACGATCGACGACGGAGACGACTGGCATGACGAAGCATTTTGGCGCAAGGCGAATCCGAATCTCGGCGTATCCGTCAAGCTGGACGACATGCGCGCCGCGTGTCGCAAGGCCAAGTCGATGATGTCGGCGCAGCCGGAGTTCCTCACCAAGCGCCTGAACATCTGGGTCAACGCGGATAGCGCTTGGATGGACATGCGCGCCTGGGACCGCTGCGGCGATTCGGCGCTGCGGGTCGATGACTTCGCAGGGCAGGAATGCATCGCATCGCACGACTTGGCCAGCAAGGTCGACATCGCGGCGAAGATGAAATTGTTCTGGCGCGATATCGACGGCGTCCGGCACTACTACGGTTTCGGCAGCTACTACCTGAACCAGCGTGCGATCGAGGAAGGCAGCAATTCGCAATACATCGGCTGGGCCATGGGCGGCCAGCTAACCGCGACACCTGGCGACGTGACCGACTTCGGCATCATCGAAGACGAACTGATCGCCGACGCCAAGCGGTTCGAGATTATTGAGGCCCCATACGATCCGTTCCAGGCGACGCAGTTCAGCCAGCGGATGGTGGCGGAAGGCCTGCCCATGATCGAGATCGGCGCGACGGTGAAGAATTTTAGCGAGCCGATGAAATGGCTCGAAGCGCTGGTGCTCCAGAACCGGTTCCACCACGACGGCAGCCCGGTGTTGAGTTGGATGGTCAGCAATACCGTGTGCCACCGCGACGCCAAAGAAAACATCTTCCCCCGCAAGGAGCGCGAGGAAAACAAGATCGACGGACTCGTCGCGCTGTTGATGTGTTTGAACCGGGCGCTCTTAACCCACGAACAGGACGGGAACCTTGATGACTTTCTTAATGCACCCATTAGCGCATGAACATTCTTAACTCGATCCGCACCTGGTGGGGCAGTGGCGGCGCGATCGCCGAGAAGCCCGGGCCGCAGAGCGGACTGCCAAGCGTCTCGCTGATCCCTGAAATTGCGAGCGTCGGCGTCGACGCGGCCCTGCAGATCGCGACGGTGTGGGCCTGCATTGACCGGCGCGCCACCACTGTCGCCAGCCTTCCGTTCTTCGCTTACGAGCAGCGTGACGGCCAGAAGGTGCTGGCGCGCATGAGCCGGCTTTACACCCTGCTGCACGAGTCGCCGAATTCGCGCATGACGCCCTTCGAGTTCTGGCGGGCCTTGGTGATGAACCACGATCTACGCGGGGCCGGCTACGCGCGGATAGTCCCTGACGACGTCACCGGCGAAGCGATCGCGCTCTGGCCGATGCCGACGGCGCAGGTTGAGCCGCGTGTGCTACCCGATGGATCTATGGTGTACCTCTACCGGTTCGGCAACGACATCGCCGTACTGGACGAGTCGAGTGTCTACGTGTTGAAGAACCTCGGCAATGGCACTACCGGCATGGACAAAATAGAGTTCATGCGCGCCAGCTTGGACGAGGCGAGCAAGGCTCAGTCGGATGCAAGCAAGCTGTTCGGTTCGGGCGGCAAGCCGGCCGGCATCTTGATGATCGACAAGGTACTCAACGAGGCCCAGCGTGCGGCGGTCAAGCGGAACTTCGCCGATATGGGCGAGGGCAGTATCAGCCGACTGCACCTGCTCGAGGCGAACATGCAGTACCAGCAGCTGACCATGACGCCAGAGCAGCAGCAGCTGCTCGAGACCCGGAACTACGGCGTCGAAGAACTGTGCCGCTGGTTCGACGTGCCGCCGGTGCTGGTTCATCACAGCAACGTTACAGCGTGGGGATCCGGCATCGAGCAGATCGTCTCCGGCTACTACACGTTGGCGATTCGCCCGCTGCTGATCAATATCGAGCAGGGCGTTCGCAAGCGCGTGATGACGTCGCGTCAACGCGTGACCATGACGGCAGAGTTCAGTCTCGACGCCTTGTTGCGCGGGAACCCGAAGGATCGGGCCGAGATCCTTGCGAAGCTGATTCAGAACGGCGTCATCACACGCGCCGAAGCGCGCCAGCTCGAAGGCTGGCCGTACATGCCCGGCACCGACGTACTGACCGCGCAGGTCAACCTGGCGCCACTCGACATGCTCGGCAAGATCAGGCCAACCGGCGGCAGCGGCGCCGGCAGCGACATCGCTCAATAACCAGGGGAACACATGGAACGCAAATCAATCCTGATCGTCGACGCGCAGCTCAAGCTCGAAAGCGACGACACCACCTTTGTCGGCTATGCCTCGACCTTCGGCAACGTCGATGGCGGCGGCGACACCATCGTCAAGGGCGCGTACAAGGACACGCTCAAGTCGAACGGCATGCCGAAGATGTTCTTCAACCACGACAGCTACGCCGTCCCGATCGGCAAGTGGGTCAAGGCGGTCGAAGACGACTACGGTCTGCTGCTGACCGGTGAATTCACCCCGGGTAATTCGATGGCGGCCGAAGTGAAAGCCGCGCTCAAGCATGGCACGGTCGACTCGATGTCGATCGGCTACCGCCTGAAGGCCGGCGACTACCAGGAGACCGTCGCCGGCCGCATCATCAAGCGGGTCGACCGGCTGGCGGAAACGTCGATCGTCACCTTCCCGATGGACAAGTTCGCCAAGGTCGAC